AGATCCTGATTGGGAGAAAAAACAGTTAGGTCAATTTGTTAATTTACCATATCAGAATGCAAAGTTTCCTACACGTTGTGCTATGGATGATGATGGAAACAGTTTAAAATATATAGATTACCTAACCTATGCAAAAAAATTTATAATTACAAAAGAACATTTTTACGATTTAAAAACTTCTAATGATGATGAAAACAAAGATTGGCCTAACTGCGTTAATAAGTTTGTAAAGAATCAAGTACAAGAAGGTGAGGGTCGTAACGATGCTATGTTTAACGTAGGTATATTGGCTAAGAAAATAAATCCTGACAAGGATTATTACGAAGAAATAATTAGAGATTTAAATAAGAAAATATGCGTACCCCCTTTAAACCCTAAAGAATTAAATAAAGTTATGGAGCAGGTTGGTAAACATGATTACAGTTATAAATGTGGAACATCTATAGCTAGATCATTTTGTAATGGTTCTAGACAATGTGCAAAAAGAAAATTTGGTATTGGAATCAATGAGGCTATGCCAGAAGTTGGTAAATTAATTAAAGTTAACACATATCCAGATCCTTACTGGTTGCTGCCTATACAAGGTAAGATGGTAAGATTAGAAACTAAACAGCTGTACCAACAGCAGCTTCTTGGAGAAAAATTATTAGCTCATGATATTATATGGAGACCTTTAAAACCGAGTAAAAGAGATCCAGATCCATATAGAGATTGGTTAGAAGATCTAATAACAAACAAAAAAGATATGGAAGATGTTGATCGTGAAGATGAACGGGAAGAAATATTCAATATAAGAATGGTAAAATTTCTTGAAGATACTAACGTGGCAGATGAATTTGATCAAATAGATCATGAAAATATTTGGCATGATGATTCGGAAATGAGATTTAAGCTAGATACTTTTAGACAGTTTATGAAAAAACAAGGCTATAATTGGTCTGAAAAAGATTGTACTATGTATTTGAAGGAAAACGATTGTGGCCAAAGCAAAAAATTCCAAGGTAACAATACGAGGCATTGGGTCTCCACGTTACCAAAACAAACAGAGCACAAAAACAAAAATGTCAAATTTAATAAAAAGAAAACTCCATGGGAAGACAATTAAGTTTTTCGGGCCACCGGGCACCGGAAAGACTCACAGATTGTTACAAAGAGCCAAAAGATTTTTAAGACGTGGAGTTCTACCTGATGAGATTTGTTATATCTCATTTACTAATAAAGCAGTTCAAGAATGTTTGGACAGAGTACGAAAAGAATTTAAAGGTTATGATGAGGATGATTTTAAATATTTTAGGACACTTCACAGTTTAGCAAGACAACAGTTTGCAGAGATCCCTGTGTTAGATCCAAGAGTTGATATGCTGCAGTTTCATACAGAGTATGGCACTATTAAAATTAATTATAAGCCCAACTGGGATGATCAAAACGTATACAACAATTGGTCATTACAAATTTACGACAAAGCTAGAAATATGAAAATAGACCCAATATCTTTATATAAAAAAGAACCTCGGAAGAAAGTAAGATTACAACAATTTAAATCCATTATACACAACTACGAAAGATATAAAACGTTTGAAGTAGAACCAGGTCAATTTAAAAACGATCGTTTAGATTTTACTGATATGGTTCAGAAGTTTATTACATCTGGGTTAGCTATAAATTTTAAAGTATTGATGGTAGATGAAGCACAAGATCTTACACCTTTGCAGTGGGACATGGTTGTTAAATTAGCTTTGCATGCAGATAAAGTTTATCTCGCTGGCGATGACGACCAAGCAATCTATGAGTGGAATGGTGCAGATGTATCTTACTTTCAAACATTTCCAGGTAAATCTAAAATCTTAAACAAATCAAGAAGATTAAATAAAAAAGTACACTTCTTTGCTAAATGTTTATTGAATGGAATGGAGGGTCATAGAGTAGAAAAAGAATTTGAATCCAACGATAAGGATGGAGAGATATATAGATGGAGCTCTTTACGTAAAGTACCTTTTAAAAACAATGGTAATTGGATGGTGCTTGCTAGAATAAATGACGTTAAGAAAGAATTACAAGAAGAGGCAAAAGGTATGGGTTTATACTTTCAGGACATGAAAGGCAATAAATCTTACGATATAAATCAGTGGAAGGCCATACAAGATTGGGAGAAGATTTGTAATGGTGGTGCGATAACGAGAGAGGATGCGTGCATCATGTATAATTATCTTTTAAATATAGATCATGGCTACCGGTCAGCGGACAGCAAGAAGTGGAGCTTTGCTCACCCGAATCAACTTTTTAATTATGATGAATTACATATCCGTGGTGGTATGGTTGAAGAAAAGGGTTCATGGCAAGAGGCATTCAAAAGAAAATTCAAGGATTCAGAAAAAAGATACTTTATGAAATTAATCGAATCAGAAGTAAATTTAGATGAGAGAGCTCCTATCTTAATTGATACCATTCATCAAGTAAAAGGTGGGGAGGCAGATAATGTAATATTATCCTCTAAATGTAACTTTCCATCACATTATGAAAGAAAATCATTATTAGATAAAATACAAGAGTTAAGAGTTTGGTACACAGGGGTAACCAGAGCAATTAACACTCTACACTTGTTAGGTACATTTCATAAGTATAATTTTCCGTTGAGTAAATATTATAAATTGTATAAAAGTAATTATGTCGGTTTTTAAAAAACAAGAAGGTGGATCACATTATCAATCCTTTGCCATACAGCCGGCACAATACTCAATAAAGAATAAGCTACTGTGGCCAGAAGGAGAAGCTATAAAATATATTTCTAGACACAAATTGAAGGGTGGTAAGAAAGATTTGTTAAAAGCTAAACATTGTATAGATATGATAATAGATAGAGATTATGGCAAAGATTGATGCAATTTTTTTTGAACGTGCACAAAAGCGTTTCAATATTAAGTTTAAAAATGTATTAGACATTGGAGCTGCTGCAGGCGATTGGTCAGGTCATGTAAAAAAATTTAATCCTGATGCAAAGTTCACATTAATAGAACCAAATAAATTACATAACGAAAGATTAAGAAGTTTAGGTAAAGTTCACAATGTTTATTTAAGTGATAGCGTAACTGAAAAAGACTTTTATATTAGTAAAGATCCTTTTCAACAAACTGGTAATAGTTTCTATAGAGAAAAATCTAATGTGCCTTTTGATAAAACCACCGTTAAAACTGAATTGTTAGACGAAATTGTGCAAGACGAAGAGTTTGATTTAATAAAACTTGATGTGCAGGGAGCAGAGGTTGAAGTAATTAAGGGAGGCATGATAACTGTTCAAAAAGCAAAATGGCTACAGGTGGAGGTACCTATCTTTCAATACAGCATTGGATCACCTGATATGTATAATTTACTTGGTAATTTAAAAGCAATTGGCTTTTATCCATTTGATGTTGCACAAATGTTATTTAATGTAAGATGTTTATATGTTGATATTATTTTTGTTAATCGAAATTTACCACCACATGAAGCAGAGAATGCAGTAATTAATTTTACAAAATATGAGGTAAAGAAATGATTTTTTTATCTTTGGGTATAATATTATTTATATTTTTTTGTGTATGTCTTTTATTAGCTTTGTGGGATAAAGAGAGGCCATGAGTCATCAGTTAAATTTTATTTATAATGATTCTGATTGGGTGTGCCCATCAGAGTATCCTGATCTTAGAGCTGCAGATGAGATAGCTATAGACTTAGAAACAAAAGATCCTGATCTTAAGAAGTATGGTGCTGGTTGGGCTTATGGTAAAGGTCACATTGTGGGTTTTGCTGTGGCTGCACTTGGTAAACAATATTATTTTCCAATAGCACACGACGCTGGTGGTAACATGGATTTAGACATTACAGTTGCCTGGATGCAAGATTTATTAAAACAACCTAACACAAAAATATTTCATAATGCTGCATATGATTTAGGTTGGTTAAAGTTTAATAATTTTGAAGTTAATGGAAAAATTGTAGATACCATGATAGCTGCAGCTCTCATTGATGAAAACAGATGGAGCTTTTCACTTAATGCATGTGCTAAAGATTATTTAGGTGAAATAAAAAACGAAACATTCTTAAATGAAAAAGCTAAAGAGTGGGGCATAGACGCTAAACAAGATTTATGGAAAATGCCAGCAGGGTATGTCGGCTTTTACGCTGAGCAAGATGCTGGATTAACTTTAAGACTTTGGCAGAGATTTAAAGCAGAAATACAACAACAATCTTTGAATGATGTTTGGGAAATGGAAATGCAATTATTACCAATATTACATAAGATGAGAGCCACTGGTATAAGAGTTGATGAAGAAAAGGCAGTGTTGTTAAAAAAAGAATTTAAACAAAAGGAGTCGTTATTATTATCTAAAATAAAAAAAGAAACTACTTTTAATGTTGATATATGGGCTGCTAGAAGTGTAGCTAAAGTGTTTGACAGGATAGGAGTTGATTATCCACGAACACCTAAATCAGGAGAACCATCTTTTACAACGAATTGGTTAGCAAATTGTGAGCATCCTATAGCAAAATTAGTTAAAGAGGCTAGAGAGATAAATAAGTTTCATTCAACGTTTATAGATTCAATACAAAGATACGTTCATAAAGGAAGAATACATGCCGAGATAAATCAATTAAGATCAGATCAAGGTGGAACTGTATCAGGTAGATTATCTTACGCTAATCCTAATTTACAACAAATACCAGCACGTAATAAAGAATTTGGAGACAAGATTCGTTCTTTGTTTTTACCGGAAGAGGGTAAGCAATGGGGTTCATTTGATTACTCACAACAAGAGCCAAGATTAGTAGCACACTATTCATCGGCCATCGGACAAAAGCTAGATGGATCTGAGGAATTTATACAAGCCTACCAAGATGAGTCCGCTGACTTTCATCAGATAGTGGCTGATATGGCTCAAATATCTAGGACACAAGCAAAGACAATAAATTTAGGATTATTTTATGGTATGGGTAAGAATAAACTATCTAAAGAATTAGGTATATCAAAAGACAAGGCAGAGATCCTTCTAAATCAATATAATAGCAGAGTGCCATTTGTAAAAAAATTAGCTGAGGCTGTAACACAGTCTGCAAGTAAGTTTGGTTTTATTAGAACTATAAAAGGTAGAAAATGTAGGTTTGATAAATGGGAACCTATGACTTTTGGCATGAATCAGGCCATGAACTATAATGAAGCTAAAGCTAATTATGGTAACAATATTAGGCGGGCATTTACATACAAAGCACTAAATAGGTTAATACAAGGATCAGCAGCTGATCAAGCAAAACAAGCTATGATTGATTGTTACAATGCAGGATTTATGCCCATGCTACAAATCCATGATGAGTTATGTTTTAGTATTTATAATGATGATGATATAATTAAAATAAAAAAAGAGATGGAAAACTCTATTGAAGATTTGAGAGTACCATTTAAAGTGGATGTAGCAAAAGGTTTAAGTTGGGGAGAGGCAGATGGTTGAAAGATATATACCACTTGATGAAAGAAATACATCATGTTTGAGATGTAAGGATAAGAGAGAAATCTGGGTGTACAAGGATACGTCTGAGGGTAATATGATTCGAGTTGATTGCCCTATGTGTAGTCCACAACGGCCACCGGAAGAATTAAGAAATAATGGATTAATCTGAATAACCTGTTCCGTCTTTACGGTTTTTCCATCTTTTATTCCAAGACCAAACATTTAATTTAGAAGACCAATGCTCGACAATGGCATAGTATTTATCTAACTGCTTAAGAATAAATTTTTTTAAAAATAAAATTATATCAGGAATCGTCTGCAAAATTTTTAAGCTCTTCTTTTTTTTCTTTATTGTGACAGATCTTACCCATTAATTTATCTACTTCATTAATATGTTGTGGGTGTTCACCTATACCAACTGAATTTTCTAAATATATTTTTATCGTAGCGTCAGCTTCCGCTATGGCAGCGTCGTATTTTTTTTCTAGAGCGTCAAGGATTGCGTTCTTAATTGTCATAAAACAATTCTGTTGTAGCTTTATTAGCTATGAATGTCAAAAAGTCCTTCAGAAGCATCAATAACGCTTTGTTCATTGATTCTTTTTTTGAGACTTTTAATTTCAATATCAATCCACTTCATATCAGGTGTTACTCTCTTCTGAGATAACGCCTGCGTTGCCCACTTGGACTCCAATTGAAGTTTCTTTGATATCAATTCCTGCAGTGCCATTTTTTATCTCCTCATATGTGATGAAGGTTCTAGTTTTATCGTAGAAGTCTTCACCTTGACATTGAAGCTCCCCGGCTTTCATTTTTCTTTCAGCTAGTTTCAAAGCTTCGCCGTCGTTTTCAGCACTTAGTGTCCCATTAAAATACTTCCCTTTGTATCGTATCTGAACAAAATAGTGCTTCATAAGACACTATATACCATATATTGTATTTTGTGCAACCCCATGGAGTTTAACCTCTTCGCAGGTAAATTTAGTAGCTAATTTATTTTTTTCTACCATATCTTGATTTAGATTTTTCAATATTACACCAGATTCTTTATATGCATAATACATGCAATCGTTCCAGGAATTGAATTGATTAGGGTAGGTAATTGGTGGTGTACAGGTGGTATCTAAAAAAGAACACACCGCTATTGTCAAAAAAAACTTCATTATTATCCCATTTTATTCTTGCTTTTTTTATAAAGAATGTATAAATAAAAATATAACTAGAAGGAGTATAACATGAACTATAAACCAAAGTTAGTCAGTGACAATAATGACATGGTGCACGAAATAGACGCTCAAACAAAAGCAATACTTGTTGAGTTAAGTGCTGATGGAAAAATTGTTTTTTATGTTGATGGGTTAAAGGTTGATGCCCAAAAATATTTTGAACATCATAAAGCTAGTATTGATTTTCATAAGATTATGGATTTCATACAACAAACATTAGATAAGGCATCACTTAAAGGGGAAAAAGTACAATGAACAAAAACACAATCTTAAAATCAAATTGTAAAGAATTCAGGGAGTTTGCATCCAAAGTAGATAATATTCTACAAGATTTGGTAACAATAGATGCTAACGGCAACCATGTAGAAGAAGGATCTATGTATTTTGATGATGCAGTAAAAAAGATTACTGCTTGTCAGTTAGATATACTTGGATCACCAACCTACCCAATCAACGAGTTTGTTGCAAAAGAACTTGTAAAGATTGAGGTAGAACGAAGAAACCTTGAATTTATGGAGAACGCATAATGGGACCTTTGATAACTAGAACAATCTTAACAGCCATTTTATTAATTAGTCCAAAGATATTATTAATACTATTCGGTTTATTATTATATGCCATCATTGCATAAATCTTGGCAGGATAAACGTATTGCAGCGATTAACAGAAAAATACAAAGATCTGCTAATCCAAGAGCGATGTCAGAGGGACTTATATGTGAAGTGGAAAGACTATATAAAACAAAGTGCAAAAACAAAAAGGAGTATAAAGCATGGATATCAATAAATGGAAATCAGTAGCAATTGATGTAGACACCTACGCTATTGTTAAGGCCATGGGCAAGCAAGGATTCAGAGGCCCTGGTGCTATGATCGCCAAATTGGTTGATTCCGAAGCAAAAAAATTAGCAAAGAAGAATGGGGTATCACCCGAATCATTCAAAGCTAAGCTGCTTGCAGAAGGCAAATCACTTACAAAATTAAAAAAATAATACTTGAAATAAACCCTATAAGTATGTATTGCTTATAGGGTATTCCTCAACCTAATGAAAAGAAGGGGTTTCAAATCTTCTTATTATCACAGAATAACGGACACAATTTTTTATTAATTAATAGGAGATTGTTATGGCAGCGGTTAAAAAACCGTTAGATTTGATACTCGATGAAGCTCTTGATAAGCTAGTTTTAATTAGCCCAGACAAGAGAACTTATGACAGTATTACTTCCGTTATGTTCCAATTATATTGTGGAAACGATTATGGTATGGGGAATAATAACCTCAGCTTTTTAGATAAAGTTGAGAACAACTGGAGAAAAGGACGTAAACGAGTCGCAAAGAATCGTGGTTTGTCCCTAGTTAAAAATGCTTAGCTGCCAGCTCCCACATCCATGTCTTTTCAATGCTGGTGGCTATGCAAATGTTCTCCGATGATGAACTTCCATTACTTGATTTTAAATCAATAAAAAATATGGATGGCATAGCTAAAATGAAACTCATGGAGGATCTTCATGAGGAAACCAATAATAAAGTTAATTCTCAACATATAAGGTTGTTTTACTATGACATGCTCTCCATTCTTATTAAAAATCATGGGCACTAATATTGCTACTGAGTTTGTAAGAGAGCCAAAGCAAAGTGATGTCCGTTTATATCAAGCTATAATTATTCAAGCTTTTGAAGATTGTTTGTATACAATGGGTGGTAAAAATGAGGCCTACAATAAAAAAGATGCACATGAGTGGTTTTTAAACAAATCTAAAGATTTTGAAGATATTTGTTATTATGCTGGCTTAGATCCTGATATGGTCCACAACCGTTACAAGAAATGTTTAGAGGAGAAGATAATAGTATTCACAGAGATACAAACTTTTTGGATAGAATATAAAAATGAATATGCTAATTATAGAGCTGCGGATTCAAAGGAAGAAAGAAGATCTGTAAAGAAAAGGATAGATATGATTAAAAAGAAACTGGACTTTAAATGAGGATCTTGTGGTTAATTGTGGTAGTTGTGGTGCTTGTGGGATGTTCTTCTGACGGTAAAAATAAATATAATCCTATTACTACAGTGATTAGGGTTGTAACGGGAGATATAAGATGAAACCTATAATGATAACATTGTTATACTTAACAAGTTTTGGTGAAATAAAATTAGATACTTTTGAAATATTTATGTCCTGTCATTCTTGGTATAGTTTCAATGTAAAAATCCATGAACGTAAACAACGTAAAATGTTTAGTAATCTTTACTATCATGAATATAAGGGTAAACAGGTTGTTGGTTATGTTTGCGGTGGAGATGAGCCTCGTTAGGCGAAGTGAAGACAAATTAAAATAATTATAATTACTAGAGTTCCTAAATTAAAATAATCAAGTTCATTCACGGTGGTCTCCTAGATTTTAGGGCAATCCTTGAAATACTCTGAGGGAGGTTTTCGCTAGGTTTGCCCATACGTATCTTATAACACAGAATACCGGACACCGAAAGAAAAAACCCCCTGAACAGGCTACCGGTCAGGGGGTAGAAAGGTATAACTAAAAGATAACAATTTACGTAAAAAAACCCCAGGGGAAACTGGGATCTTAGTTATGTGATATTTATATCACACAATTTTGTAATGTAAAATCTATTATATAGATATTTCAGAGTCATTAAGACATCTATGTAGGTCGGCTTAACAGGTGGGTCTCATGGGTCTATTTACTATTATTGTTATTTACCAATGGTTATAGGTCAATTTTAGGTGGGTCTGATGGTGTCCCTCTGGTGTCCCTAGACCCACCACATGCTCTTATGGATGGGCAAAATTCTTAATAGGGTCAGGTTTAAATAGGTTGTAGAAATCTATATAATAAAAAATTATGAAAACAGGAAAATATTTTTTAGGTGGTGCTGTAAAAGGCCTTGGTGGCAGTGCTGTTAAATTCTTTATGAAGCAACCTTTTGTTAAAAAGCAAATAGCCGATAAAATTACAGAGATTAACAATGTTTATGCAAAAGCATCGAAGCCAAAAAACATACCTGTATCAAAAA